GGAACAACCGCCACCTTGTAAGGTAGCAACCGCAAAGATGCAGGCTGAAGTGGACGCACTCAAAACAAAGATTGGTTCTATCGAAAAGAAAACATCGATGATCTCTGCTGATTTTGACGGCGAAGATGTAGAACGTCAGATCAAGCGCATGAAGAAGCGTATTGATGAACTGTTTGAGATTAACGAACAGAAATAACTACTATAAAAAAGACCCATCCAAGTCGTGACACCTGAATGGGTAAGTTTGAATCCACGGGATTTGTTTCAAGCTTAGACTACCTAAGCCTGATTGGTAACCACACCGGAAAGGTGGATCGAATAGCTATTAACCCGATCTATACTTCTGGCGTGTCGTGGAAAAATAAATCTGCCGCTCTTTCGAGCAGGTTACCTGCGGCTTCAAACTCGTTTTCTCCGATACCAATAGCAATTGTTGCGCCCGATATAATCAGACATGCTCCATATGGGTCAACAAAGTTGTCAATATCAAACTGATCAATTTGAATATCTTCGTACCCAAGATCCTCTAAACCGAAAAGAAGTTTTTCTAGATAAATGTCGGCTGCTTCTTCTGATGTAAATCCATTTACAAAACTCATAGCAGAAAAGTAACTCATCTTTTTGACCAACGACCGGGCCCACTTCGGGCATCTATTCTCGCACGTTCACCGAGATCAACTAAATGTGCGACCCAAGTTTCATATCGAATCAGTTCATTATTACCCACTTTTGGTGACGAAGAAAACGCTTCAGCTAATCCCTTAACGTGGCGCATCGTTGGTAGACGTGATCCAGATTCAATTCGACTTACCTCAGATTGACTCAGTCCAGATGAACGGGCCAAATCTGCCAAAGTCCATCTACGATCTTCTCTTGCCTTTCGCATAAACCTTGAAAACGCACTAGATTTCATACCTGCTCCTTGACCGTTACGGTAACAGAAAAATATGCTTGCGTCAAATAATCGTCTTGACACCCTGTCAATAATCATTTAAGGTCTTGAACATGACCCCACAACCACATATCCGATATTTCATTCCATCAAATGAAAGTCTCGACCTCTTAGAATCTGTAGAATCTCTTATACCTGGGACACTTGTTTACGGTAAAAAGAACTATGGGAGAAAAAAACGCCTGAAAAATCTCTCATTTGAAGATCGGGAAGAGGTTGTTTCATGCGAGGTTTATTCACCCTTACACGCAGCTTGGTTGGTCGAGGGTTTACTTACAAGGAATTCGTTGTCGTATACACCAGCACCATCCGACATAAGTGGGATCAATGGTTGGTCGAAAGAAGAAACAAATCGGGAACAACTAAAGAATCGTGGGACTTCTCTGGCTCGAAAGTATATTGAACGAGGTGAACTAAGAGAGCATGTTCTAGATATAGCTACACCATATCAGTTTATGGGCGTTGCTTGGGCGAAGAAGCGACCTTGGGTGATGAATGTCTGGTCTTGTGGTTCTGGCAAGACCCTGGGCGCACTAATGTCTTCTTTGACTCGTTCTGGTGCGATACTTGTCGTATGTCCTGCAAAGGCTCGTCACGTTTGGTGGAGTCAAGTACAGGAATACACCCACTTAAAACCATATCGCATACGACCTACGTCTGAAATACGTAAGAAAGACCAAACGTTTTCGGACTACATGGAAGAATGCGGAAGAGAACGGCGCAGACCTTTTGTGATTATGGGTTCTGAAGCATTAGCAGACAACACAGACATCGCACGAGTCCTTCAACCGAAGGTATTGATTCTCGACGAGATCCACACACATGGAAGCCGCAAGCGTTGGACTGCTATTCAGGAGGCTGACGGTAGCGTATCTTTCGAGAAGCGCAAGACTGCGGCAAGTAACAGGGCAAACTCTGCCGTCGACCGCGAGAACCGTGCTGTTGCAGCTATGGACTTGAGCCGCCTTGGGAGTATTGAGTTGCGTATCGGACTCACTGCTACGCCTTTGGATGACGGTCGTCCTCGACGTTTGTGGTCGCAGCTTGATCTTTTAGCGCCCGGTGGTTTCTCTCACAGCTATTCGAATTTTGCACATCGCTATTGTGCTGCCCGTCCAGGGGCGTATGGTGGTCTTGACGATACCGGATCCAGCAATTTGATGGAGTTGAAAGCACGTTGCTCGTTTCTCGTTCATGAGGTTCCGTATTCTGAATCTCATTCAGAGTTACCTGATACTCGTGTTCAAGTTGTTTATCTAAGTTCAACTGAATTAAATCGACCTGAAAGATGGGACGATGACAACACGTTTGGCCAAGCTATGCGTGGTTTTGTAAGAGAAGCAAAAGTAAATCCCTTGGCTCGAGAGCGTGTCGTCGAAGCACGACTTTCAGAAGCCTGTAGCCGTAAGCGAAAGTATGTTGTTAGCGAAGCAATTGAAGGCTTAAAGGGAGGTGGTAAGGTAGTAATCTTCACATCACGTCGACGTGAAACGGAATTGTGGGAGCATGATTTGCGTCGAGCCGTGAAACGTGGGGATGAAGCCTTAGGCGAGGTCCCGGTTTGGATGGCACACGGGGGTGTCCCTGAATCTGAAAGGGATGTAATTATCGATGCGTTCAAGGACTCGAACGGTCCTTGCTGTCTGATAGCAACAGGTCAGAGTGTCGGTACGGGTGTTGATGGTATGCAAACTGCGGACCTCGCCATTTTCGCTATGTTGCCCTGGAAGCCGGGTGACTTTCTCCAATGGAAAGGTCGATTCGATCGTATTGGAGGTAGCCCCACACTACTCAAAGTCGTTGTTGCCCAAGGTACATACGATGAGAGGGTAGTTGAGATTCTGGTTGAGAAGTTTGGTCCGATTGAAAACTTCTTAAAGGCTGATGAACTGGACGGATTGGGTGACAAGTTGCTCGGTATGGAAGACGAAAGCGCTCTTGTCAGCAGCATTATCAGTAAGTTGGAGGTAGCGTAATGGACCTTAGTGATGAAAGGTTTCACCGTCGCCGTATTCCATGGAAGCGTCTGGAAGATGATGGGTATAGCGTAAGAGACGTCATGTTGGCGGCACAGAAGCAGCAGATGTGGCGACTGGCTCGTCGTGCTTATGAGCGACTTATCAATCAGAGAGGTCAACAGAATGCGTAAGATTCTAATTGATGCTGGTAGATCTTCTCGTGGATGGTCGCGGATTGGTTCATTCTTCCGTTGCCCCCAATTGTTTGCGTACCAAAACCGACTGAACATGAGTCTTATTCCGGCTGATGCTCTTACTCGCGGAAGCATGGGCCACGTCATCCAAGCGCATCAACACGCTATTTGGGGGGCTGCTACCGGTAATGGTGTTTGGGTCGATGAAACACGGTACGAAAATCCCAGCGTATTTTTCGAGCCGGAAGAAGCCATACAGGTATGGTGTGACACCAATGGTGGGCATGAGCACCTTGACCGAATGATTGAAACGTTTCATCGATATATGGATCAGTTTCCTGAGTGTCCTGGTGATGTCATAGCAGTAGAATACCCAATGACGGCTGTCTTGGGTCACAAAAATAATGAGTGGGGTCTTTGGGTTGTTCACCAAGACGAGCAAGACTTTAATCGTCGAGCATGTTCTGTGAAGGCATGGGACGGATCAAAGATTATACCAACAGTTTTGAATTGTCCCGGTCACCCCAACTCGGGTGAAGCTGTTGTGCTCACTCGTCGATTAGATATGGTGATTCGAGATCGTAGCGGTAAGGTTTTTATTTGGGATCACAAACACCAGGCCCGCGTAGGGGCGTCAAAGAGTGTCGACGGCTACGCAATTGATGGTGGCTTCTCCGCATTTAGAATTATGGGTAAGCAGGTTTATGGCAGTGACTTTGGTGGCGTAGCCTTAAACCTAATTCAAACTCAAGCACCTTGGAAAATCGCCCGTCCGATGGTTCCGGCGACTCCCCATAGGGATAATCACTTTGCTGATATGCTTTGGCGAGCAGAACATTCTTTGGCTCGCTTAGACTTAGAGTTACCCGCCTTTTGGGACTGGCCAAAGGCTCAACATGAAACCGTTTGCGTTGGTCGATACGGTGCATGTCCCGCAATGAAAATGTGCTTTTATGGCGAAGCGGCCAAAATTTGACCGGTAACGCAATCGCACTTTTGTTATTCTTTCCAACCCAAAGCTAAATCAACCTGGAGAAAACATGACAGCCGAATCAGGGCTACCGACCGTTATGGTCACTGTATATGGTAAGCCGAAACAAAAAAAGACAAGTGATGCACTTGCCACGTTTCCTACCGCTTTGTTCTTGGGCGTACCCTCTGCCATCACGCTTGTGGCGCAAAATGAATTAGGCTTCACACCAACTGTTCACCCTAACTCACCAAAGAATCTAACAGACTTGGTGCATCTTCTCCGTGTCCTGGCAGATACTGGTGACGCGGTTCAATATGGTGCCGTTGTCGTGGATGATCTTAGCCACCTTTGTCAGCGCTCAATGCTTGAGTGGGCAGAAGAGGCACCAACTGGGCGTAGTGGTAAGAAGGATCGCTTTTTCCCTTACCAGCAATTGAATCAGAGTTTGCTCGAGATCGCGCACCTTGCCCGACACCTTGGTGTTCACTTACTTATGACCTTCCATGAGCGTACTCCAGGCACAAATGCTGATGGTAGATTTTGTCCTGGTGGTCCTGATGTCCCAAGTCGTAATCAGGTTGAGACTCTGCCTTCATGGTGCGACGTAAACGTACGTGCAATGGTTGATCCAAACTATCCTGACCCGTGGTTCCCAAGCATTTATTATTGTGACCCAACAGATCCCGAATGGGTAACAGGTGATCGTACTGGAGTTTGTACAAAGAAGACACCGGGCAACTTACGTGAGATCCTACGTGCAAGTGAGAGTAACTATCAACTGAGTCGGTTACCTGGACTTGAGTGGCAAGATGAGGTTGCAGACTTAATCGCCCAGGATATGTTGAGTGGCACTGCTGTTCAAGATGCGATTCAATCAGCGGTGTCAGGTCGGACTGACAATCATCTTCATCTACGTTGGGCGTGCCAGGATGGCATTGCTCGTGGCGTTCTTTTGCAGCAAGCAGCCCGGTCACTATTTGATTTTACGGAAAGGGAGAAAGTAGCAAACAACTCACCTACTTTACCTCCGCCACCACCATCATCTTAGTTTTCAACCCCCGGTCATATGACCGACAACACAAAAAATGGAGCCAAATATGGGCATCAAAATTTCTGGTAACGCATTCCAAGGCATTAGTTCTTTGGGGTCTTCCGTCCCTGAGGCGGGCTTTTACCCGGTCGAGATCGTTAAGATTGAGACTGGCGCAAACGATAAGCCTGGAACACGACGTATTCATGTTCAATTTGAGAATGGGTTCAAGATGTTTACCTTCTTGAGCATTCCGTTCGACGATGGCGGGAACATGCTTCCTGGCCTTACTGACAAGCAGGTTCGTGGTCGTATGGCTGCGTTGCGTACAATCCTTGAGTCTCTTGGTTACACCAAGGAAAACATTGAGACTGCACAAGAGATCAATGACTCATGGTTCTTGTCGAGCATGAACAATGGTCGTCTTGCGTATGTTGAATTTACGCCCGGTCAAAAGGGTGTGGCAGGTTCTTACAATGAGATCAGCCGTTTCTTGACTAAGCATCAGTACAGTGCTTTGTCTTCGATTGAGAATCAGCCTACACAAAAACCGGTTGAAACTGCTCCAGTGAGCAACCCGGTAACAACGAACGGTGCTCCGGTGCCTCCTGCTGGCGTGTCTCTTCCACCACCGTCCAGTGCGGCACAAGGGATCGTAGGCTAATAGTGGCATCCTTCAACCCTAAAAACTGTGGCGCTCAATGTGACATGTGTCCTTTAGGGCCTGAAGGGCCATTAAGAAAAGATGAGTGGAAGCCCGTCGGTGGAGAGTTTCATCGGGGGGCTTCCGTCATCGCTATTGCTGAGTCTCCTGGTGGTGATGAGGTTCAGCATGGTCGCCCCCTTGTTGGTCGTGCGGGTGGTGAGTGGACAAAAGCGCTGACTGCGTCAGGTAAACGACGAGTAGATGTTGATTTAGATCACGTCATTTCATGTCGCCCGTCTGGTCAAGACTCAGGTGCATGGCGCAGGATGGAGAAAGAATTAGACCGCATCAATCGTAAACGATTGAAGAAGGGCGAAGACCCCTACCTACATCCAGCAGTGTGCTGTAGACCGAGACTACTCGATGTCGTGTCGCGATACCCCAACATCATTACGCTGGGCAAGACGGCAACAAGTGTGTTGACGGGTCAATCATCAAGCATCCAATCGATGCGTGGTGGTCCAATGTTTGTTGATGAGAATTGGGATTGGGTGCCAGAGAATGGCGTACGAAAGTTGCTACCGTCTTTGCATCCATCATTTATTTTGCGGTCTCCAAGTTGGAGGCATGTCCTTCAATCGGACATAGCGAAGGCATTCCGTTGGTTCGATGGGTGCCTACGGTGGACCAAGCCGGACGCAATAATGAATCCATCACCACAAGAGTTAAGGCAATGGCTCAAACAGCCCGCACCATTTTGGGCGTATGATGTTGAGACGGACGGGATTGAGCCACTGGAGTGCAGCCTTAGGACAATTGCAATCGCGATACCTGACTTAGATGAGAACAAACGAGCAGCGAGAAACGTAGTAGTACAGAACGCCAGAGCAATTGGTGTAGGTTTATTATCGACTGACGGTACTACCCGGCTTTACCCGCCCGACCAGGAAAGAGAAATCGTCGAGATATTGAAAGATGCTTTTACCGATGGGCGTGTATGGGTGGGTCACAACGCAGGGTACTATGATCGGATGGTTATTGAGTCACAGTTTGGTGTGACACCGAAACCGTTAGTGGACACATTGTTTCATGCGAGGTTTCGGGCGCCGGATCTACCCAAAGGATTGAAAACGATTGGCTCCGTTCTAACGGACGTCGAGCGGTGGGAAACAACAGAAAAAGGAACGAAGATATCTACTGGTAGTCAAGATGACATCGAGTTGTTGAGATACAACATTGTGGATTCAACGGTAAATGCACGTATTGTTGTACCGTTAATTCACGCAGCAACTGAAGCTGGGGCATTTGAGTCCGCGAATGAAGGTCTTCGACCGAATGATTGGGGCTCTGATCGTCCGTGGAATTTAAATGAAGTAGACCACGCGACACAAGATATGTGTGTTGGGATGCATAAAGCAGGTGTTTGGATTGACCAAAAACTCCGTAATGAGTTGGAGTTTGAATATGAGGTTTCAGTTAAGAAACGTTATAAGAACCTACAGAAATTAGCACAAGATGTAGGTATTAATCATCTTGATTCGGATTCAGTGAATGACTTAAATCCTGGTAGTGCGGATCAGATTCGTCGCCTTCTATATGATCGGTGGGGTCTTGGGATTCCGGCATCAATGGATGCTCGTGAGTTTTACACTGAGACAGGTGCTCCAGGTACTGGCGATGCAGTAATACGCGGGCACTTAGCATCGGGTCGACTGGACAATAACCAAGAATCATTTTTAAAAGAACTCCGACTGTATCGTAGAGAGAAGAATAAAATACTTGGTACCGTTTTGATACCGCTTCGTCGAAGAGACATGGACGAGAAAAAAGGATTGGTACATGAGGATGGTAGGGTCAGATCTACCTGGAATGCACATGTAACTAGTGTCGGTAGATTATCGAGTAGCGGACCTAACCTACAGAACATTGGTAACCGAAAGGGTCAGGGTCGACTGAAAAAGATTTTTGCGGCTCCACCTGGGCGCATACTGGTCGGCGCAGACTTGGACCAGGCACACCTGAGAATCACTGCTTGCTACTGGCAGATACCTCGATTGCTTGAATGTTTTGCTACAGGTAAAGATCCACACAACCTGCTGGCCTACGATGTTTTTGGTAGTGACTTTAAGAATGCATCTGGTTGGGGTCCAGACGGGTTTAGTCTTGATCGCAAACCCACAGGTGGTGAAGCAAAAGCTATGCGCGATGTCATGAAGACGTTTCGCTACGCATCGATTTACTGGGCGGACCCGACCACGGTTTGGCAGGTGTTGACGAGCACTGAGACTGACGATGGGCGTATGCCTTATTTAAAGTTTGAGACTCGAGAGGTGCGGCATTTCCACAACAAGTGGTTGGAAGCTGAACCGGAGTGGGAGGTAGCGTGGAAGCAAATGATGAACATGTATGATCATCAAGGCTACATGGAAGAACCTGTGCTCGGTCGTAGGTCTGGTCCGCTATCAGATGGTAAAAAGAATGAAGTAGTAAACTTTCCTATTCTTGCGGCAGAGTCATCAATCATGAGACTGGCTGAACAAGCAGTGATAGGGGAGTTTCCTTTTGACTTCGCCGGTAAGGGAACGGGGATGATTCATCAGTGCCATGATTCAATTGCGGTAGAGATACCGTTACCTTCTGGTGTCGATCCTCACTGGAAGCCGGTGAGAGGTGAGTCAGTACCACCAGAAATTGAACGAGCAAGAAAGACAATCGAAGAATGTATGACCGTAACCATCCCTGGATGGGAAGTACCTATGACATCAGAGGCTGATATCGGTCGCAGTCTCAAAGACGTATAGAGGATATATGAGTAGATCTCAGTGGTTTTTAGCGCACTCAAAACAAGACAATGTCGAAGACATAGAAGTTTGGTGTAGTCAGTTATCACAAGCACTTAGTAATGATGCGTGGACAGCGAATGTAATTTCTGGTCGTGACGACTATGAGACCCGGTCAGCCGCATTGGGTGGTTGGGGCGCTTGGTGTAAAGATGTACCGTGTGGTGTAGACTATACGGGCGCACCACTATACCACGGTGTCATCGTTCCAATAGATTCTTTGGTTGAGGCTCCCACAGTAGGCAAGGCAACCGCACAAATACTGCAAGGTTTTCTATCGGAAAAGAAGCACGTATTCGCCTGGTGCCCTGATTCAAAAGGATTTAGACAGGTTCAAACTATAACTGAGTTACCCGAAGAAGACTGGGTTTCATGGGCACGGTTAGACTTTAGCTGTTGACAGTGTGGTAAGACACAGATAAATTTTAGTACAACCCAAAGCACGAACGCATGGAGGAATTATGCGACCGTATGTAAAGAGTATCTTTAGTAACCTTAAGTCACCGAAGGATGGTGGAGAGGCATGGAGTTTAGACTTAGGTCAGCACACTCTTTTGGTGGGCTCAAATACCAGCCACAAAAGTAGTGTCATTCAATCTGTTGAGTTGGCTATTGCTGGTTCAGCCGACGACATTTTTGGTCGCAGTGCTGTTTCAGACGCGGCACTACTCTTGACCTTATCGCCTACAGATGAACTTGGTGTGACTGCGAATCTTTCTAACGACAAGATTAAATTCAATTCAAGCTACAATATTTGTCGTGAAAACGGGAAAGTAAAACGTCCTAACCTGGATGTTCCTGGTGCAGAATGTTTGGTGCATAGGTCAGTAATGGCGGCTTTGTCAGGATCGTCAGCAACTGCACGTAAAGCTTTTCTCGGTTGGACTGGCGGAACAACTGATTTAGCTGATGTGCTTGAGCATCTTCCTGAAGACCTACACAGCAAGTACACAGACATTGTAAAGTTTAAGGGCCGAAACAAAACAGCCGTTGAAGGTTTGTTGGAAGTTACCAGTTATGCAGGTCAACGACAGAGAGAGGCTGCGAAAGAAGCAAAAGGTGCAGAGATCATCATGGAGAACCTGGGTGATGATGTAGCTGCTCGACCAACTGATGAAGATATGGACAAGATGAGGTTTGCTATCGCAGAAGCAAAAGAAATTTTAGACGTATCGATTCGTGCATCTGGTTCAGGTATGACAGTTGAGCAACGAGACGAAGAGATCAAAAAAGCCAAAGAGAAACACAATTTCTTTGTGAATCAAAAAGGTTTGATTGAACAAGCAATGAATGAAATGCGGGCATCTTTGCCTGATAAGGGTGAGAATGTTGACCATGCAATTAAGATTGTTGATGTCGCAGTTAAACACAATTTAGATGTGTGTCCTGTATGTAGTAGTAATGTTGGCTTGGAGCACCTGAAGGCGTGCCAAGACTTTTATAAGAAACAAGATGCTGACTGGAGTAAGCAGTCTGAGAACGTCATCAGTGCCCTGTCAAAGATGGAGAATGATGCACAGACATACAATCAGCATTTGTCTGAAATAACTTTCCTACTCAACAAACTAGAGACCGTTGAACTTACTCAGGTTGATAATCGGGCTACCAGCGTAAACGATGCCCAGGCTCGACTTGAGGCTGCAATGGCTGCACTAAGTCGGATGGAACAAGTGCGGGATGAGTGGGATAGGCTGGCATCAGCCCGAGAGAAAATGATCTCAATGAAGCAAGATGTAGATACTTACAAGCGCCTTAAAGCATCTTGTGAGGTCGCGGTCGGTAAGCTTCTTTTTGCGCGTGCAGAAGAATTTTCAGCGAGGGTACAAAACTATCTACCGGCAGACTGGACCTTTTGTATTGAGTTGCTTGATGGTAATAAAGAAGTCTTTCGTATGGGCATTAAGCGTGACGGTAGGCTTCACTCAGCATTGTCTGGTGCTGAATGGACATCAGTAGTGACGGCTATCTCTATGTCTGTTGCAGAAGGTTTAGCCGAAGGTAAGCCTGCGATTCTTGTACCCGAGGACCGGGCATGGGATGGCAAGACTCTTAGTTCTGTTATGCGAGGCTTCTCACAGTTTGAGGGTCAGGTCATTATGGCAAGTACGATACGTCCTACTGGTCGACCACCAAAGGGTTGGACGATTATTGACATGGATGAAGTAAGCGCTGAGTGGTGTAATGGTACTGTGACTGATGAAGGTACTGAGCCCGTCGCACAAGAAACTGAACCAATTAAAAAGACTAGTATTAACCACGCTAGTGGTGGGTTCAGGGTAACAACCCGAAGCGCATTGATTCTTGAAGAGTCAGGCTTTGATTCTGATTTGATTCAATTGATGTCGAGAGAGACTGTGGCGTCGATCATTAAAGACGGCTTGGCACCAGAAAACATTTCAGTAAATGATGACGGTAGTTATCAGATCATACGTAGTGCGAAGGTATTACCAATGCCTCCAGCACCAAAAGCGTAGGGTCTAAATGAATTGCGTAAAATGTGGGGAGAAAACGAAAGTCGTGGACTCCCGCACAAGCGATTCTAAAACCAACTTTGGTGGTCAGAAACGAATAGAGAGCACTGTCTCCTGGTACACAACTGATTGGGTGTGTCGACGGAGGCGGTGTGACTCATGCGATAAATACTACTTAACGATTGAGTTGTTGGTTGATGACCTCGAAGAAGGGTGGCAACCAGTAGACTATGATTCTTGAACGCTGTAGCTATATATAAACTGATAAACAATAGCCTTCCCATTCGATTCCAATCGGAAGTAAGGCTGCTTACGTGAACCTGTTGGCTTGCTCGGCGCTGATTTGATTTGTGTCAAGGCATCATCGAACGCTTTGTCATCTGTGAACGATAGTTGCTGCTCACCATAATCTGTATTCAGTGTGATCACTCGAGTCTTCGGTTTTGGTGGAAGAGGTTTGGGTACAGTTTTCTTTGGCGCTGCTTTCTTAGGTGCCGTTTTCTTAGGTGCAGCTTTTTTTGGTGCTGCTTTTTTCTTAGGTGCAGCTTTTTTCTTCGCGGTTGATTTCCGCGTAGAAGTTGTACGTGTAGTTGGTTTTTTAGCTGTTGGCATGACGACTCCATGTTCCTCAACAAATACTATAACAGAATGTAGATGTTCATGGTTTGACAGAAACTACATCGACTCGATAGAGTTGTTTGGTCTGATTCAAAACTCCCCAGGTAATGGTTCAGGCTTTGGGTTGCATCGTTCAGATTCGCCGTCTGGACGGTGCATTCCCGTGATTCGGACTTTTAATTTAATGGATGGTGAAAATGGAAAGTGATGGCTCAGCGACGGTAGAAGAACCTCGCAGCGCAGATGAGGCTGAGCCCCAACAATCAGTTGGTGAAATAGCAGAAGAAATATTAACGCGATTACTGACGTCGTTACAGAACGGTGCTCGTGAAGATCATCGGGCTGCTTGGGCTGAGATCCAAGATCCAGATGTAATGGCTACACTTGCAGATGGCTGGAGACAATCAGAGAGCACCCTTAGTGCTTTGATATCAATACTTGAAACGATTCCTGGTCAAGTCCAAAGGTCTCGCACCTTTCGATCAGCTATTCGTCGATTGGCTGAAGAACGTAGTCGACGCCAAGCAGAAGAATTGATTGATCGTTTAGAAGAAGAGTTGGGTCAGACACAGACCTTAGCTTCTCAATTTGGTTCTGGTGCACCTCCGCCAACGGTTGTAGAGCATGGGACATTAGAGAATCTACATGTACCTCGTGGTTATGACATCGACCTTAATGGTGTGTATCGTTTAGCCGCATCGATGGATGGGTCAATCACACGCAACAAGATTGCACCAGCACCCATCTTTATTGGCGGCAGAACCATTGACGTCTACACAGGCGAAGCAAAACGCCAAGTTGTTTGGAGAGGGCCAAGTGGTTGGTGCTCACGGGTAATCGAAAGAAGAACAATCATGGATGCTTCAAAGATTGTCACACTCACGAATCTGGAAGCACCGATAAACTCAAACACGTCAGGACAAATGGTCTCATACCTTTCTGACTTCGAAGCTGAAAACAGTCACAGGTTTCCTGTGGTTCGTTCGGCTGCACGTATGGGATGGCAACCCGATGGTGGGTTCCTCTTGCCTGATGTGTTTTACGCTGTGAGTGATGAGGCAAGCTCTAATTTTGCTTTGACTCCGCCTAGCGGATTGGAAACCTTATCATCCGGGTGGACCACCGCTGGTTCCTGGGAGGAATGGGTCGAAGCGATGGGGCTTGTCTCATCATTCCCTTATATGTACATAGCGACTTACGCAGGGGCAGCAGCACCACTGTTGTCGATACTGAAGATTCCTGGTTTCGTTGTGGACTTCAGTGGTGAGACTAGTGGTGGTAAGACTACTGCTCTACGATTTGCGGCATCCGTATGGGGTCGACCGGCTGAATCATATCCAACAGCTATGTATTCATGGGACGCTACAAAAGTCTGGATTGAACGTACAAGCGGGTTTCTTAACAACCTACCACTGATACTCGATGAGACAAAACGGGCTCGACACCCACGTATTGTTCGGGACGTAATCTATGATTTCTGTCAAGGTCAGGGTCGTGGACGTGGTTCAGTCGAAGGTACTCGACATACAGAATCGTGGCGCTCTATCTTGATCAGTAGTGGTGAAGGTGCAGCTACATCATTCTCACAAGATGCTGGTACTCGTGCGCGTGTACTAAGTCTGAAAGGTAAACCACTTGGCACAGACGTGAGCATTGGTTCGCGTGTCAGTGAAGAAGCCCAAATTATTCTTGCCAGTAATTATGGTCATCTTGGTAGAAAGATCGCGCAGTACCTTGTAGCTAATCGAGAAAGGCACGGTGACATTCGAGAGATCTTTCAGAAGGCTCGAGAGAAGTACGCAGGTGTAGCACGAACAGCAGTTGCACGCCGTCACGCTGGTCACTTGGCAGTTCTCGAAGTTGCTGCTGCGATTGTGCATTTGCTTGGGGTTCCGCAACCTGAGTCTGATCCGTTTGCATATTTGATGGAGTCTCAAGAGCGGGCTGGGTTTGATGCAGACAGACCACTTGCTGCATTGCAGGACATGCTTTCCTGGTGTGCAACTCACCAGCAGAGATTTTGGGGTCGGGCTGATACTGATTTTCATGGGCACGCAAAACCGCCAAGCCATGGTTGGGCTGGTAGTTGGGGTAGTGGTGATGACTGGGAGTACATTGCAATTTCAGTGATTACATTCAAAGAAGTTGTACGAACTATTGGGCACGATCCTGATGAAATTATTCAAAGATGGACTGCGAGAGGTTGGTTGAGTACCGGGAATGGACGACATCGAAGTCGAGTTGTGCGTGTCGATGGGGCTCCAACTAGATGCTATTGTATTGACAGAGAAGCATCAGACTTTGCGTTAGGTGGTTAGGGTGTGTGTCGTTGCGCTGTGGTATGTCGAAATGAAATCAGGTAAGGTGTTTACATGAGTGACGATTTACAAGACGACTTGCCAACACCGCCACAGGTAGAAGCAGCGCCAGCAAACCAACCTCTACATCTAGTGCCAACGGCAGTGGTCCCGGCTGGGGAACAGGAGGTTGCGGCCATGCTTGCGGAGCAGGCCAGGTTCAATGACGAGCCGGAAATGAAGGCGGTAGCAAGCAGACTTTTAGGTGCCGGGTATACGGTTCACACGGCAGCGCGGAGGCTTGGTTTGCGAGCGTCAACGGTGTGGACCTGGTCGAAAGAGCCAGAAATGGCAGAGGCAATAGCGGCAGGCGCAGAGCGTAGGCGTGCGGTGTTGGGGCAAGGTCTCGAAGAGGCGGCAGAACAAGCACTCGGTACGTTACTAGAAGTAGCGAATGATGTCGGGGCTCAGCCGAAAGATAGGGTGAAGGCGTCGGAAGCAATATTGGATAGGTGCGGCATTGTACCTAACGCAAACAATCAGATGGCGGCGGTTGGTGTAACGGTGGACGTTGATTTTGACGAGAGGTTGGCGAGGATTGTTGCTGGCGCAGGCGCAAAGACTGAGACGGAATAAATTAGTTACGTTATTATGGTTTTAGTGTTGGAGGTAACATGCATGGTGAAGGTCCAGGGTTGGTCATTATAGCGAAGAAACAATTGATGGCAGATGAAGGAGTAGACTTTGATGGAGACTCGTATCTGCAAGCAAAAAAGAAAATGATTGGTGAGTCGTCGGATCAGGGCGATGAAAAATATAGTGACGATCCGCACACTGCTATGAAGCAGATGGCAGAGGAATTGTACAAAGCTTCAAAAATGCATGCGGGGCAAGCAGATAAGTTGATGGAGATCTGCGAGGATATGTATGAGAAAGAAGACAAGCCACACAAGGCGGCTGGGCATAATCCGCATGGAAAGTCTTCGGGTTTGTATTAGGAAACGCCGGTAAAAAACGCCAGTGCAGTACCGGGCGAGTGACCGGAGTTGGTGTTGGTAAATGGTTTGGGTGTGACGGGACATAAAAAAAGCCCGACAGGTAGGAAAGTAAACCTGACGGGCTTAGTCCCGAGGGACTTTGGAAATCGGACTGACTGTGAAGTCATATGTGGTGTAACTAAATAGTTGCGGGTGTGCCAACTACATCGGGCGAGGGCACAATGCGCACGGTGACTTCGCCACCGAATAATTGTTTGCGGTAAGCGTCGGGGTAGCACATACGTGCGATAGCGCGAGCCTTATTTTGGGTGGGATAACGGTAGGGGGTTCCATTGGTTGGTTTAAGCAACCGCCATCCGTCGTTTGTTTTGATTGATATACTGTACATTAATGAACTCAGTGTATAAGAAAGCCGACGATGTCGGGGCGGGTGGGGTTTTGGGGATCACACCAGCCACATGTGTTGCAGTCTTTGTCGGCGATTTGCGCGGGGCAGATAGCTACGCGGCGACCATTAGGTGTGGTGTAACGTTCGCCACTCCATTCGGGTATAGAATGGAGGGAGGTGCGTTTGGAGCCGGGCGTTTTACGGTCGGTGATGGTTACTGCTGCACGCCAACCGGCATCGATCGCTTTGTCTGCTCGGCGTAGTGTATCGACGGAGGCCATTGCGAGGCCACGCAGGTGCTTGGCTTTGGTGTCAAAGAAGTGGGTGTAGATTAGCAGTCCGCGCATGCCTGCTATGCGGACTGTTTTGTGCCAGTGTGCGACTGTGTCTCGGGCGAAGATACCTGGGTCGCCACCTACGGCTGCGCGTACGTACCGTGCAGTTCGTCGGGAATGTTGGATTGCGTACTCGAGTGTGTATTCTTCGGGGTGTTTGGCTGCACGGCGTTGCATCGAACTTAGTGCGCCAGTGGCTTGACCGCTCCAGAAGTAACAACCACCACCTTTGCCGGTTTTTTTGTTGCGACGACGCAGGGGGCAGCCTTTGCATGAATGTTCAGTTTGTTCGCGGGTGGCACCAACATATCCCTGAGGTATGGCGCCGGTCTTTGAGTTGCGGGAGTCGGGGCGCCATAGCATCGTGGGCATTATTCCTCCATTGCCAGTGTTTGGGCTTTGAGTAGATGGTATGAGTTCCATCGTTGTTTGGTGCAGGTCATGCAGTTGCATTGGGGTAGGGGTCGGTCGGCCCAGTCAGGCACGACCTGGTAAACTTTCTCGCCTGCTTCGATGCGTGTTAGTTGCTCGGGAGTGACTGCGAGTTCTATGGGTTCAGCAAGGGTGTATGTTTCGCCGTCGTCGAGGACATAGATTATCATTCCGATCTCCAGGTGAGTTCGTCGAGGTCGGACCAAAATTGGTAGGCAGTCCGAATGACTTCGCCTGTTTCATCTTCGATGTCTATGATGATTCCCTCGGGTGTTACGAGCAGGGCAATGGTTTCGTTGACGTGGCTTGTTACACGAAATTGGTGACAGTTGGTTGTTGGTTGGGTGTAGTTCAGGGTGGTGCTTGAAGGGGCG